GGGGCTTTTAGCCCCCTACCCAAGTTATCCGCGTAAAATATTCGGATGATTTGCGACGTTTCCGGCGCCAACCCTCACTTCTATTTTCTAAATGATAAGAGGAACATTATGTAGAATACTGCGTAATGAGTGAAACGTGTCTGATAGCATACTTTCAGCACTATAGAGATACAGAGGACCCTATCATAGGAGGTCCCGCCACTTGGGGCTAGCACCCCCTCTTGGTGAAAAAATCCAAGGTCTTATAGTGAGATAGGTATTAAAATTATATATATAACAAAAGCTACATATTATAATTATAATTCCTATGAAATTAGTATGTTTGTTCTTTTGACTTTTTTCTACTTGATTGGTCTATGAGGTGTATTTTCTTATACATCTCCATATACCAAACAGGTTGAAAAGGAAAGAATCAAAGAGTTGAAACCTTTGAGACAATCCGAAGTTAAAAGATATATACATACTATTTCTACTATGTTGAACCTTTCGAATAGTGAGACGAGTCTTCTTCTTCATATAGGTGATAGATTTCTTTATCTCTGAAAATTTTCAGGTATAAAGTTTTCTATTAAATATATGTCAGAAGCTCTTCGACTATGCGGGAATTTCATCAGTTCGGAGGGAGTTTTAGATAATACAATTAGAATGAGTTGTTTCAAAGAGTCAAGAATTCCAAGAATAATTGGTCGACATCATAAACACATTTTGGAAAATTTAGCTTTAAAACTAAAAGATCCTTCTTATGTTCCTGATAGAAACCTATTACTCTTGAGAGCATTAATATCAGTTTTGGCTATTTTTAGAGCTTGCTCACCTGAACATGTAATTAAGTTTGATAGTATCACAAAAGAATTTTGTGGTATATCTGAAACTTATAATAATATTCTAGTGAGAAAGGTGTTAGATTCTATGAATCTATCACATCTTGAGGTTTCTCAACCTTATTTCTTTAAAAGTAACAAATCTGGTGCTAATGCTATGATTGCTTGACTTTCGATCGGTTTAGATCTCATTGGATTAATGCAACACCCTAAGGTTTATTATCATTATATCTGTTATGCCTGGAAAATGAAATATTTCCAGTTTATAACTTGATTTATAATATTCTCTTTTTTCTTATTTCCCTTCCTTTTGGTATCTACTATTTTTCAATATAATTTTGAAATTGGTCGATTATCAATAGTTAAGGAATTGAGAGGAAAAGCCCGGGTAATCGGTATTACTGATTACTGGACTCAGATTCTATTTAAACCGTTACATGATGAGATTTATTCCTTCTTAGGTAATTTACCTGAGGATGGAACTAATGATCAACTTGCACCGGTTAAAATAGTTTTGGAGAATCTTAATTTTGATAGTAAACCATCGGTAGACTCTCTAGATCTTTCCTCGGCTACCGATAGATTACCTGTAAAATTACAGGCTGATTTATTGAGTAGTTTGGGAATTCCTGGAGATGACTGGTTACAGATATTGAACAGGCCCTATTCTTATAATTATAAGGATGGATCCTGTGAAAATTTCTATTATTCAGTCGGTCAACCTATGGGTGCTTATTCATCTTTTGCGATGTTGGCCTTGACAAATCATTTTTTAGTGTACTTAGCTGCTTTCCAAGGGGGGGTTAAAATCCTTCCTTCTAAAGGGGTCTATGGTATTCTAGGTGATGATATTGTTATTGCTAATAAAACTATCGCTTCTCATTACAAGTATAATATGCAAGATGTTCTTGGGGTTGAAGTAAATCCTATTAAAGGATTTTCAGGTAATCTTATTGAATTTGCTAAGGTTCTTTATACCCTTTCAGGGATAAATTTATCTCCGATAGGGGCAAAAGCCCTTTTACAAACTCTTAGATCACCCGCCTTCATACCCACTCTTATTTCAGATATGAAAAAGAAAGAATATTTTAAATTTTATAACTTGGAGTTGAAAGTATTAACTAACCTACTGGATCATTTCAATAAAAAAGGAATGAACCAATGGGCATGGTTATTTGGTATTTTAGGTCCACAATCAGGTTTTTGGAATCTTACAAAAGATAACCTTGATGTTAAATCAATGGAGACTCTTTTTCGAGAAGCTTTAAACTTGATGTGTCTGAATTTAAGTTCTGTTAATGAAGTATATTATACTAAATTGACGAACGGACAATTCAGAGTGACCTGGAATTTTTTCATAAATTCCATTATTAATGTTCGAAAGCTATTGATTTTTATTAGAAGCCCTTATGTATGGACTCCTAAAAAATTAGTTGCCTTAAACATGAATATAAAATACATGGCCGTACTTTCGTCGACAACCGTAGTTATTACTATGGGATGATTCCTGTTATGGTTAATTACTGTATCTATTGGTTATTCTATGTTTACTATTATCTTATCTTTCTTATATATTATTATAGGTTTCCCTTTCCTAAGAAAAAAAGATCTTTATCTTTTATCTTGAGATAAGGTCCTTAATAGTTTTAAGAGGTGATGACATAATAGTAGATTGCAGTATGATCTTTTTAAAGCAGGGAAGACTAAAGCTTCTCCATTTACTATAGATAGGCCTAAAAAGCCTGGGAATAGAGTTATGAATAGCTCTATCCTTTTTTATAGATGAATGAAAGGAGTTTATCTTCCTAAACCTTTCCAAGTTTTATCTGAAATCAGAGAAACGAAGAAAGATAATTCTGACGACCTTTTCCCCGTTATATTAACGGCTCGAAGAGTCATCAGATCGCTTAATCCAGAGTATAAAGCACATTTATTAGAGATCTTTATGAAATCTAAAAATGATAGAAAACTTAGAAAAAGAAATTCTTCGAAGAAGAAACTCAGTTCTAAGATACGATAATACCATTGACTAAGAATTAGTCATAGTAGAAACCGTTATTCCTTCCGGTTAAAAGGAACATCACACCTAAACTTAATAATCTAATTAGATTATTGAGACTTCTATTAGTATAATGATATACTCACAAGGTATACTCCGATATATAGTTTAAGTCCATAACTATAATTTAACGTTATGGATGTTTTCTGTATCTCAGATAAGTATGAGGGGATAAAAGGCCCTCTTGTGCTTATAACTATATTAATAGAAGACGCGAAG